CCCCAACGCATATGACTATTTAGACATAGGCAAAACCGACAAGCGAATAAAAGATATTTACCTCTCCGGCGGCGTATATCTAGGCGGCACAGCAGCGGCTAATTTGCTGGATGATTATGAAGAGGGGACTTGGACACCAGTAATCGGATACGGCACGGTTACAGTGTCGATGGCGGTTTATACAAAAATTGGCCGTACCGTCACACTTCAATCCTCATTTTCTGCTTTTTCAGATCAAACCACAGCCGCAGGAATATCGTTTACAGGCTTGCCGTTTAACGCAACGTCAGACGCGCCGGGGGCGTTTATGGGTAGGTATTTTGGAAAAACTGGCAGCATGTGTTCCTATATTGGGGTATCAAACGTGGTTTTTTATGAGAGCGTATCAGCTGGAACATGGGACGCTTTAGGCCATGACGATCTAAATAATGCGTCAGCCTATATAAAGTTCCAGACAACTTATCAGGCGACATAAGTATGAAACTAAACAAAATCGAAGCAGTAACCGCAACCACATCAGAAGATATTGACGGCAGGCCAGTTGAGTCAAAACCAACTATGCAGCTACGCTATCTAAAAGATGATGGCACATATCACAGATGCACTTGTGAGGCTGATGCAGACTTGTCTTGCCTGCCTAATCTATCCACAGCAGAGCTTGCGCTAGTAGGGGCAGCAGCTAAAGAGGCGGCACTGATTCCAGTTGATTCAGATATTGCCCAATTGCATTTTTACCCTACAGCAACGCAGGCTGTATTTGCCGCTGACCCTAGCGGGAAAGTTGGACAAGATGGCATCACAGAAGAGCCGCGCTTCGGCATGGTTGGAATTAAAAACCGGCACAAAGCCATACCTGATGCACTGGTTTCGCCTTGTTTTAAATGTGAAGAAACCGGCGAGATCAAAGACACTGATCTAACCCAATTACCACCAGATGCACAGGGCTTTGCGAAAGCTATCTATGCGCATGAGGCCGGTATCTATAAAGAAATCGTCAAGCTGAAAAGCCTAGAAGATGAGCCGGATTATCAAGCAACTGAAACCACAGAGGTGGTCGAGCTTGTTGAGTCTGTTGAGGTTATCGACGGCAAGGCAGTTGTGACAAAAACCCCAACACCCAAAACTGTTGAGGTTCCGCTGTTTGATGAATTCCCTTGCGTAGACGAGAACGGCGATGGTATCTGTGACAAGTGCAACACCACCCACAAGATCCACCCGATCAAAGAGCCAAAGATTCTCAAAGTGCCCCGCATGGTTAAGGGCAAGAAGGTCAGCGATGAGGACAAAGCAAGGCTGGCAGAACTAACAGCAAAGCTGGCCTGATAAATGCCATTAACGCCAGCCACAATCACAGTTGTTGGTGCCGCGAACATTGGCTACCAGAATTTACTGAGCAGCTCGGATGACCCTGAGCTTTTAACCCCTGACACATGGCAGCGGTGGCGACCTGTTGGCGCTGACAATGCCACTGTGTCGATGGCATCTGCTCAGGTCTGTGACTATATCGGCATTGCTGCGCATACGCTCTCAGGCATTGCGGTGACTGTTGAGACATCAGCAACATCAGGCGGCGCTCTGACAACAAGATACTCAGCCACACCAACGGACAACCGGCCCATCATCATTGATCTTGCTGACTTGAGCATATTTGATGTCAAGATCACAGTGGGCGGTGCTTGTGAGGTCGGCGTGATCTATGCTGGCAACTTGCTTGAGATGGAGCGCCCTATCTATGGCGGCCATTCTCCATTGCTGCTGAACAAGGCCACAGAATACCAGAGCAATATGTCTGACTCTGGGCAGTTCCTTGGGCGGCAAATCATACGCAAAGGCGCACAGGCTCCATTTGTCTGGCGCAACCTCACAGCGGATTGGGTTCGCTCAGACTTTGAACCATTCATATTAGCAGCTCAGACTAGACCATTCTTTATGCAGTGGCGGCCAGATATTTATGCAACTGAGATTGCATTCTGTCACACTGAGAAAGACATCACAGCGGTCAATCAGGGAGGAGGCACAGACCTGATGACTGTAACGGCTAACATCAGGGCGCACAGTGACATTTGACACACTCAAACAAGCATATAGTAAAGAGCACCTTTTCATTGTCGAGATCGAGCAAGATTATTGTGATCTAGTCTCTGGCACTTCACCTTGTACGGCGACTGAGACCGGCGATGCGAAGTGCTACAACACCATTGTGACCTGCAATGACGTGCCCAATTTTGATCAGGTAACAAAGACTTACAGATTCTGCGAGAACACCAGCCCACATCCAGCTGGGCTTGATGCGATCCCATCACTGGTATCAGTCAGCATTGCCCCTGCTACGATAGACCTGCAAGGTGGTCTGGGGGTTCGCAGTAATGTGAGCCTGACATTTAATGACCAGCCCAGCGCTGATATTGGTGTTGACCCATATCTGACAGACCGCACCTACATTGCCAGCGATCAGGGAACATTCTGGACAAAGTGGAGAGCACGCAACCCATACTACCAAGGCCGGTCAATCAAGGTGCTTTCTGGTTATCTGGTTGATGGCGTATTCGATGCGGCAAACTTTACCACTAGATATTACATAATCGACAGCCTGACAGTGAGCGGCGGCAAGTGCTCCATTGTTGGCAAAGATCCACTCAAACTGGCAGACAGCATCAAGGCCAAAGCGCCTGCTGCCTCCAATGGTCTGATCTCAGGCTCTCTGACAGCCGTTGCAACGTCAATCACCCTGACCCCTAGCGGCATTGGGTCTGAGTACCCAAGCACTGGATATGTACGCGTCAAGGGTGAGGTGATGGAGGTCACAGCCAGAGCATCAGATGTGCTCACTGTGGTGCGCGGCCAGTACAACACAACGGCAGTGGCTCACTCTGCAAATGACACAGTGCAGCTGTGCCTTGAGTATGATGCCCAGCAGGTTGATGACATTGTTGCTGACCTGCTCACCACTTATGCTGGCATTGATTCGGCATTCATTCCAACCGCATCATGGGCAGCTGAGGCTGATACATATTTGACCGGCCTGCTAAGCACATTGATCACTGAGCCAGTTGGTGTTGCCACTCTGCTCAAAGAGCTTGGTGAGCAAGCGCCGCACTCTCTCTATTGGGATGAGCGCGCACAAGAGGTTCAATTTTTGGCCGTCAAGCCGCCCCCAGAAGATGGCGCAAACTGCCTTGATATGGACAGCAACTTACTGGCTGACTCGCTATCTGTCAAAGATGAAGAATCGCTCAGGGTCTCCACTGTCATTGTGTATTTTGGGCAGGTTGATCCAACTAAAAAGCTAGACGAAACAAACAACTACGCGCAGGTGTACGCTCGCGTAAACACAGATGGCATTGCCAGATATGGGAGTGATCGAGTCAAAACCATCTACAGTCGATGGATCACCAACGTCAACAAGACAGCGGCACTGCTACTGGCTGAGCGGCTAGGGCGGCGGTTCGGTTTTGCTCCAAGGTCTGTCACCTTTTCGCTTGATCCTAAGGATGGCGACCTGTGGGCAGGTGACACCATTGGGATTTGTCACAGGGATATGGTAGACCCTGCTGGTGTTCCAGCTGAGGTGGCGTTTCAGGTCATCAGCGCCAAAGAAGGTGATGCGCGATATGACTACAAAGGTATTGAATTTGATTATGATGCGGCAGTTGACAGCGATGAGGGCGCAGGCGACATTGGATTTGACCTGATCACAATCGGCGCAGATCAGACAAACTTAAATATTCGCACTGTTTATGACTCCCTATTTCCGACCCCTGATGCCAGCACTGTATGTAAGATAGTCATTGAGTCTGGCGTGCAAGTTGGCAGTTCCAGCAACACAACCGCTGGCATGGACACCGGAATCTGGCCAGCTGGGGCAACGGTTACCATTGAAAACAGGGGCTATATTGTAGGCTATGGAGGCCGACTAGGGTCTGGCGTTGGGGCGGGTTCGTTCAACGGATCTGACGGAGGTCTTGCCCTTGATGTTAACAATGATGTAACAATTGACAACTTTGGCATCATTGGCGGTGGTGGCGGTGGCGGCGGAACGCTAGGGTTTTTTTCGGATATAGACGGGCTTTCATACCGTGCGCGCGGAGGGAATGGCGCGGGGTATCTTAGGGGGTCTGACGCAACCGTGACAACCGGCGATGCGGGAGACTCGGTAACAGCCCCTGATGGCACTTATTACGGTGGAGATGGTGGCGATCTTGGTCAGGCTGGTGCGGATTCTGATGGATATTATGGCGGCGATGAGGGTCTTGGCGGCGCGGCAGGTGATGCAATCAATGAGAATGGTTATACTGTAACTTATTCAACCGCAGGTGATATCCGAGGCACCATAGCCTAATGACCCAAGTGGACGAGCTACAGGCATTGAGGGACAGGCTAAAAACATTCTGTGACCTGCATGCGTGCGTTGCCTCAAGAAACAAAATGCCCACGCTTGACGAAGTACGTTCGGCTGACTGGGTGGAGTTTGTAAAAGATTACAGTGGTGTTATGTTGGCTATCTCAAAAGGCTACACGCAGCTTACCGGTATATTGCCGGAAGATTATGAAGGCAAGCCCGATGCTGATGTATGGGGTAACGATTCAAACGCGTTTTATCTTAACGATAGATATGTGATTGAGACCGGATACACTTTACACAACGTGCAAGAGGCTTGGTATAACCCAAAAGACAAGATGTATCAAACGGCGGAATTAATGAAAACACCCTATCCACTAGGAACAAAGATAGGCGTACTAGGTAAAGTGTGGAGAAACACTTTGAGATATATCGACGAGCAGGAGTATAAGGAGATTGTTTCGCATGGCCGACGATAATGAATCAAACTTAGTTATGCAAGTGGCGTTAAAGAACGCCGATCTAGCACTAGAGCATGAGAGACAATTAGCTCACCTCAAAGAAAGCGTTAAAACCCTACGCGGAATGGTTGCGGCATTGGAAGAAAACAAGGCTAATAAATCTCCCTTGTGGGAGCTTGCAAAATCTCAAGGCTGGAAAGCGCTAGGTGCTATAATGTTAGCAACATTTATCGCATGGGGTTCTGGACTGATTGATGCAGTTAAAGATATGAGCAGGTAGTTATGGGTGATTTGTCGAAGAATTTCAGCCGGTCAGAATTTGCATGTAAGTGCGGGTGCGGGTTCGACACGGTCGATGCAGAATTAATTAAGAACCTCCAAGCGATTAGAGACGCTCTTGGGCTGGTGGCGATTACCAGCGCGTGCAGATGCCCTAGTCATAACAAGCAGGTAGGCGGATCAAAGACCTCTCAGCACTTATACGGCAGAGCTGCTGACATAGTTGTAAGCGGCGTATCGCCGCGGGATGTTCAGGAGTTTTGCAAAGAGGAGTTATCGCTAGGCGGGCTGGGAAGATATGAAAACTTTACGCATGTTGACTCCAGAACGGGTCATGCTAGATGGGAAGGGTAGATGATTGAGCTTTTAAAATTGATTAGAATAGTTTTAGATCTAGGTCGGGACATCTGGCGGGAGCACAAAAGCAATGAACACGAAAAGGAAATGGACGAGATTTCTAGCGACGTTCGCGGTTATCTGCGTGATAACTACAGGTTGCGCAACGACTCCGAAGTGTCCGATACCGGCTCTTAATTTTGATTACGAAGAGAGGCCAGACGGTATTCTTATACCAGACGATCAAATCGTGTTATTATTGCAACACATTGAAACACTTGAATACTGCTTAGAGGGCATATAATGGAATACTTGTACTTAGCGCTATCCGCCATAGCTGGCGCACTATTGACCGTCAACCTGTACGGCTCAAAGATAATGGCCGTTTTGCAGTTTGTCGAAGAAAAGACCAACGAAGGAACCGAGATTGACGACCAGCTAGACCGGGCTATCAAGTGGCTTGCTTTGGTTCTTCGTTATGCCACCACGCAAAACTCTGAGGCGGTTAAAAGCCTGGCCGAGTCGATTAAGAGCAAGAAGGCTTAATAACCTAGATTCATAAAGGTTGTGCGGGGCGATCTTATGATCGACCTTGCCATTACCTATCTCTTTATCTTTGTTCTGGATCAGGTTATACCTTAACCTTGCCACCCCGCCACAATCTATTGCCCAGAGTCTTACATCAGATATAGGATAAACTTCTCCATCGTCAAACCTAACCCCATATCTATGCCGCCCATAATAGCCGTCTAAGAAATCAGCCTCCTCGGTCTTGCCAGTATCTGGGTTTATTGCTGTGTCTCTATAGTTGCTCATCTCAATCCTCCCATCTCATAAGCGCCCCAACAAGAAAAGCTAGGGGCAGCGTTAAGGTAAATCCAAGCCAGTTGATATCTTGGTTGAACGTCATTGCGATAGCCGCTATAACAGAGGTGTATAACGCTGTAATTTTCGCCCCATTTTTCAGCACGTTACAGAATGCCTCTGATTTTGGGTGCATGTGGAAATACCTCATTGTGTCTGAGTTGTGCCATTGCCAATATAGGCGGTTAAGTTTTGCCTTAATGCTCATTTGCTTTTCTCATGGTTACTAAATCCGTACTCACGCTCCATAGCTCCCATCGGAGTTTCTAGGGATTCCGTGAATAGCCATTACGCAATGCTCGATGTCGCTCATCTCGGTTTCGAGTGCACTTATCCCATGCTCGTTGAATAGAAGGTCAAACAAATCTTGGCGGCTTTTGGCTGCGTCAGATTGGGGAGTGGTGCTTGCAAGGACATACTTAGTCCAAGGAACACCGGCATCGCAGGGCATCGGCTCGCTGTCCTTGCACCATAGCCGACCGACTGACGGCTCGGCACAGCACTCAGGCTGTAGGTAAATAACTTTATGCTCACTCATTTACTTTCTCCATTTCTTCAATTGCGGTTAGGGCTGCTCTACCTGCCACCTCGCACGAATCGCTTTCGGCCTCTTTATCCATTTCAAGAATTTCAATTGCCCACGGGATCCACTCCTTAGCTTGCGCAATCACAGCGGCTTGGTTTTGGAGTTCTTCTAAAAGCCTGTGAATTAAATTAGAGGCTCCGGCAATCCCTTCTTTCTCGTAGGCGTCGGCTTCTTTCTTGGCGAACGTTACTAGCGCACTTATATCATCGGCTGATTTGATCTGTTTCATTATGTAATCCCCTGTTCGTGGTCGTAATACAGGCCACCAGTGCTGGTGTATATCTGAAACCGCCAATAAGGGTGGCAGTTTCCAATGTCTCCGTTATCGTCAAATTTGACGTTGAAGTTCTGCGAGTGATTCCCGCCAACAATCTCCCCGAACCTTCCGTCTGAGCTACACCTCATTCCCTTTGTAACAGCGGGAATATCCCTAGCCGCACAAATATGGTCGATGTGTTTCTGAGTGTTTGGCATTTCATCTACTCCTTATCTCTATTGGTTGTTGGGCTAACAAGGCCGAAAGCAATACTCCAATGCCACCACCCTAGAACAAAAATGCACCCTTTGAAGTTTCCGCCAGTTACATCAAAATACTTTGGGTGGTTGGCGTTAACAAATACCAGTGCTGGCAATACTGCTTTCTCTGGATCATCTGGCGATTTGTGCGCCCAGTAGATAGCCGCTAGTTTTTTTCCAATTCTTCGTACGCTCATATCTATTCCTCTATCTCAGGGGTAGGGATTGGGCCGTAGACTTCCTCTGTATCTCTGAAAGGGAGCAACGGGCCGAGCCTTAAATGGGTGTTTGACCCCCTTCCACACAGGCGGCATTCCGCTATTCCCCTCTTTTTTCCCCAAAATCTACTAGCAACCCAATACCACTCACCTACAACCAGTTCCGATTCATTCTCTATTCGCTTCATGTGATAACCACCCCGTCAAGTTTCGCGATTGCTGCGGCGTTCCTCTTTCGCTCTCTGTAAATATAATCTCCCGCCCGATCCATCCCCTTTTGAATATGCGAGGCCAGCTCGTCCACATGCTGAATACAAAGATAATTACCTTTTCCGACAGGCTCCGAGCAGTTTGGTTTTGCGCATAGCTTCATTGGGGCTTGTCCTCTAAGGCTGCTCGATACTTATATAGCTCCTGATCTAGGTTTTTTATGTGGTCGTTAAAATCCTTTAGTAAGGCTTTGTGCGACCTTATAGCTTTCGCCTTATCCTGAAGAAGGTGCCGCTTTTGAGTCAAAATCGCATATGGCATCAACCTGCTTCGCTCAGAATATGGGAGGTCGTTCCAAAGATGCGTAAAGTCGCGTGTTGTCTCTTTCATCTATTCTTCTCCTTTGCTGTCGGTAGGGTTAAGGGTTCCGCACTCGGCTGAGTAGATCAGGTATTTTTCTACCTTCTCTTTCTTCGCGTCGATCATCTCTTGGTTCCTGCCAAGTCTTAGCGGCGGGGATTCGTCTTTAAGCATTTCTACCATTGCCAGCAAATCATTGAATTCCTTGTTTATCCTCTCTGCGTTGCTGGTAGGCAAGTCGCGCTGCTCAAACAATCCAAACCTCATTGCCTTAGAAACTTCTTGAGACACCTCGCTGCACTCCTCCCGAAATATGCACATCAAATGCTCTAGCCTATTCATCTCGACTTACCCTCTACTGGCTCAGATGGTATTGGTTTTACTGCGCTGTATAGGTTGTCCAGCAAGGGCCTCAACTCAAGTCGCTTGGCTCGGCCATCAGTGCAGTCAAAGATCATTGAATGGCAGTCTTTTAGCCATGCACCACAATCTGACGATCTAATAGCCGCGACTGCATTTTCGATAGCTTTTGTCCTTTCGTCCATATCAACCACCTCCGCAGTTTTCAACCACTCTTGCAAATGATGCGCTTCGGCGGATTATCTACCGTATAGCACCCATCCAGCCTTACCACTGATAGTTTCATCGCAATGCCCCTGTAATAGTCTTAACCAAGCCTATAGCCTCAATGATGGCATCTGGCTCACTGTAAGCTGGCAAGCCTGCCTGTGAGCGCCTGAGCGCCTGCTGGGTCATTACCTTGCGAACATCGCGCTCAGCTGCATCATTATCTCTGCAGCATTTAGAGAACCGGCTGGCCCCGCTTGTTTGAGTGGTAATGCTCAGCATGGCGCGCTCGATAGCTGCCAGAGTGTTGATGCTGGGCACTCTTTTGCAAGACATGATGTGCCTGATGGTGATAACACCAACACCAGATGCCTCTGCCAATTCGTTGGCGTTGTATTCGGCCATCTTGGTGATGAGGCTATTGAGCAGCTTTTCAGATTCTGTTTTCATTCTATTTCTCAGGGTTGGTGTATTTGATTAAATTGCCAAGGATCAGCTCGCCGCAATTCTGGGCGGCCTCTTGATTGCCTTTGGCATACTCAGCAGCCATTTGCCCAATGCGCTTGAGTGTTTCATTGTCATACTCAAAGCGGCCTGCCGAGGTCTTATACATGACCGCATCTGGATATTGAAAGCCATCAGGCCCAATACCCTCGCAGATAAAGTCTGGATCTTGTAGGCGGTTTAGGTGCTCTGGTGATAGGTTGCTCATGTCTTGCCCTTTATTAATTAATTGATGCAGCCACCTTGCCAGATTATTTATCTCATTGCAAATATTTTTAATACTCTGGCCCTAACTGGCTCCCTGATTGAGTCTGGCACCCGATCAAGCATCAGGCGGCGCTTAACCCTGCTTCGCTCTGAGCAGATCACTGATGCCTTGGTATGGATCGCGCAGTTAATATGGGCCTGAACCAGTGCGGCCATATCCGATGGGATGACCGGCGACTTGCCAGCAACAATCTCTGCTGCCAGCAGGTGCGGTCTAATGGCTGCTATGCCCATTTTGCTCTCTTGCGCCTAGACTGCTGGCTCATTCTATTGAGACCGCTGTGCGCATCCTTGGGTGAGTGGCGGCGCATGTATAAAGCACTGCTGCTGCCAAATCTCTCTGGCCTGATCGGTGCCTGTGAGAGCGCTGGTGCTGACCCTTGCGCCCAGCCTAGTTTGGCCGCTGCTGCTATCGCTTTAAAAAATCCAAATCCTTTCATGGTATTACCTCTCAAAATTGAAATTAGTGGCAGTCTTTCCTGCCTGTCAGCTGATCACAACACTGGTGCCAAGCCATACGGCCAAGGGAGGCAAGACAATGAAGCTCAGTTGCGGTGGTTATTAGCCCCACCAGCCGCTGGGGTTATGAATTAGGGGTTAGCCGCCTCGCCATTCACTGCGTGCCACTGCGAGTGATGCGCACAGCATAGCCATCTAATATTGAGAGGCTTGAGATAATCATCGTGGTGAGCATGAACCGGCGTGCCCGTTGCGCATATCTCGCATGGTTCCTTGAACAGCTTGCCTCCTTTTATTGCGCTATTCACCAAACTGTGCGCCCTGTACTTGTTCGGATATTTATTTCTATATTCTCGCATATATTCTGGGGGTTGCCTTGCCCCTCTCTTTCTGTCGTAGGCTCTTATCTTTTCTATGTTCGCCAGCCTGTGCTGACCAACATCAGCGCGTTTGCAGGCTTTGCATTTATTGAGATAACCATCAGACATCTGCTTGTGTTTGTAAAACTCAGACAGTGGCTTCTGGATCTCGCACTTAAAGCACTTTTTCATTTGATTGCTCTTTATGTTTAACATCCCAAGAGCATATAAAAGGGATGTCGTCATCAACGTCATCAAATGCCTGAGTCTTTGGCTGTTGTTGAGCCGGTGCCTGCTGCTGACTTTCCTGCTGTGGTGGTGGTTGGTTCTGACCGCCATCGTGAGAGCCTCCTCGACTGTCAAGCATCTGCATCTCTGAGGCAATGATCTCTGTGCTGTATTTCTCAACCCCAGCATTGTCAGTGTATTTTTTTGTCCTGAGAGATCCTTCAATATAGACCTTGCTGCCTTTCTTCAGGTACTCGCCTGCGATCTCAGCAAGCCGGTTAAAGAAAACCACCCGATGCCACTCAGTTCGGCTCTGCTTTTCGCCGGTCACTTTGTCTTTCCAGTCCTCTGATGTGGCCACTGATATATTGGTCACAGCGCCACCAGATGGCATGAACCTTGTCTCTGGATCGTTGCCAAGGTTACCCACTAGGATGACTTTATTGATGCCTCTTGATGCCATAATTTAAAACTCCTGCTTAGGTTTAATTTGTGCTTTCTGCTCATCAGATAGCTTGCCGGTTTTCTCGCACTGCTCGATGACCTGCTCAACTGTCATCTTTCCAGTGTTGATCCTGCCCTGCATTGTTGGCAGTGCTTTCTCAAATTGAGCCGCTGGATACATGCCACCTACTCCCGGCTCAATTGGTGCCGGTGCAGGTTGCTGCATCACTAGTTTCTTGATGACCGTTGGCAGTTTCTTGCCTCTAGTCTTGGTCAGGGCAATGGTGATGTCAGAATCAATGTCAGAGATGTGACTGATGCGAATACCGCCAACCATTACGCCAGCCCATGTCACAGTTGGATCATTGAACAAGGTCATGGATTTGCCAGCCCACTTGCGACCATCATCACCCCAGCAAAATATGAGCACTCGCCGCATAGATTTGCAGGGCTTGAATGGCTGATGACCGCCATCAATTTGGATAGAGATTGGCTGATCTTTATCACCAGCCTTGACCGCCTGAACGGTCACAGTGATTGGGCCGCCCATCAGATCATCTGCATTGAGCTGATCTGACTTGGCAACGATTGTTGGGTTTAGGTTTGAGACATCGTTCATGGTTATTGATCCTCATCAAAAGTAAAATTATCTTCAACGTCAGGTGCAGCCCATGTTGGCAGGCTGAGCATCTCAACCTCTTCGCTGTAGGCTGGCCAGATGTCCTTGTTTAAGCACTCAGCATAATAATTGAGCGCTTCCCGATAGAGTTTGCGGCCATATTCAACCGCCTCATCATCGAGCTGATAGAGCATGGCAGCGTGGGGCAGCTTTTCCTCAACCGCGCAGAATAGAAAATCCTTGAGCTTCTCGCCGGTCTCCCATTCCCAGACATCAGAATAAAAAGCCTGCTGCACATGGTAGGTGTAATTTGCCACAGATCGGCTGAACGCTGGAGCGCGAGCATCTTGGGTTTTCTTCAGATCCGTTGCCTCATTGAGATCACTGAGCCGGTCAAATCGGCAGCGAACCGCCACCCCAGTCTCTGGGTCAGTTGTGATCACGGAAACCTCAGAGCGCCCTGCTGCTTTTAATCGAGCAGATACAGTCTGATTGTTGCTCATGCTTTCCTGCATTCCGGCAATGTAGTTTGCCTCATGGCCAATCAATGTCAGGTCAGCATCATGTGTTTTCACTGCTTCTTTATAGGCTGAAGCTCTTCGGTCTTTGACTTCCGGTAATAGCAAATAGTCTTGCTTAAATAGTTCAGGCTCAAGAACCGCAACATGCAGCGCCTGACCTAGCACCATTGGGCGCGTGCGCTCTTTCTCTTCACCAAAACGGTAATGGGCAGCACTGCGCATCATGGCGGTCAGGCCAGTCTTGCTGATGCTGTCATGCTTGTGGTAATCCGCGATATTTAGATCAGTTGTAATCAATTTATTTCACCCTGTGTTGTTGTATTGAGATTGGCATCCTAGTATATTGCCACCATCTTGGCAACAATATATTGGTGATAAGTTATGAAAACATGCAAAAGCTGCCCGCATCTTGAGATCATGCGGGTGCCTAATTTCTTGGTGGCTGGCTGCAAGAAAAATGGAATGGTTATACCTCACAGCTCAGAGTCAGTTGATGATGGCGGGGTTGATGTTACCTTCTGGCGAATACCGCACAGCTGCCCCAGAGATGATGGTGAGGTTGAAAAAAATGAGAACGTGATACCCAAAGCAGAATGGGAATATAAGCATTATTCTAAGGATGACAAGGTATGAGCAAACAGTCAGCAGCACGCGAGCAGCTAGAAAAGCAGCGCGCATTTCTCAACCAGCCTGACCTCAACCTGATGGCCTTCTGCAAAAACTGCCCTGTTGGGTACAACACCCTGAGAGCCATCAGATCAGGCATGGCGAACCCAACCATTGAATTGATGGATAAGTTGCAAATTGCAATTGATCGGCATGAGGTGAAAAATGATAATTGATATTCTGATCCTCATGGCGCTCTGGTATGCGTTCTGCATTTTTGTTGTTTTGCTGGCGCTGTTCTATCAAGGCAGACCGCCCAGCCATCTTGTTGATTTTTTCGACAATCCACTCAGCGCGGTCATGGTTGCGCTGGTTCCATTCTTTGTGTTGTGGCTTTTGATCACAGGGAAGCTGAGAGGGTGATCTCACTATATGACCACCAAGAAGAGGCCATCATTGATTTGAGGGCATCCGTGATCAAGCACAAGCGGTCATTGCTGGTTGCCGCCACTGGATTTGGTAAGACCAGAGTGGCACTGAGGCTGGTGCAGGGTGCCGTTCAGCAGCGCCGGTCAGTGTGGTTCATTGTTCACAGGCGCGAGCTGTGCAAGCAGACAAGCCGCGAATTCTGGAAAGGCAAAGTCGAGCATGGCCTGATCATGGCAGGCAAGGCGCAGACCCAAGTGCCGGTGCAGATCGGCACAGTGCTGACTTGTGCCAAGCGGGTTGAGACTTGGAAAAAGCCAGACATCATCATCATTGATGAGGCGCACAGATCCAACTCTGCGAGCTATCAGAAAATCATTGATGCTTGCCCTGACTCAATCATCATTGGCCTGACCGCAACCCCTGAGCGAACAGATGGCAGGGGCATGGATGAGACCTACAATGACATGGTTCTGACCAAGGACATGCGCTGGCTCATTGACCATGGCTATCTGTCAGAATATAAACTCATTGCGCCACCTGTTTCTGGCATCGACTTGACCGGTATCAAGACAATTGCCGGTGACTATGACAACAAAGAGTTGGCTGAGCGCATGGACAAGCCAACTATCACTGGTGATGCCATTGCCGCATATAAAAAGCACGTTAATGGCAAGCGCTGCATGGTGTTCTGCGTTAATGTCAAGCACAGCAAGCATGTCTGCGAACAATACAATGCAGCTGGCATCACTGCTGAGCACATTGATGGCACCATGACCGATGCGCAAAGAGAAGGCGCTCTGGATCGGTTCCGGCGTGGCGTGACCCTAGTGCTCTGCACAGTCAATCTGGCCATTGAGGGGCTCGACATTCCCGCGGTTGAAGCGGTGCAGATGCTCAGGCCAACCAAGTCAGTGATTGTTTACCTGCAGATCATTGGGCGCGGCTTGAGGGTTGAAGTTGGTAAGCAACACTGCTGGATACTTGACCACTGCGAGAATTGGAAACAGCCCAGATTTGGCCTGCCAGATGATGAGCGCACATGGTCTCTGGATGCGCGCAAAAAGGGCAAGCGCAAAAAGCAAGATGAAGAGGCCGACATCAAGACCCAGACCTGTGACCAATGCTATGCGGTTTTTCTGAAGGGTCACAGCGCCTGCCCACAATGTGGGGCACCCATCAAGGTGTTCAGCTCTGCGCCCAGAGAGGTTGAGGGTGAGCTGGTTGAGATAGATACCAAGGCACTGCGAAGAGAGCGCCGGATCGCACAGGGCAGGGCCAGAACAATTGATGAGCTGGTTGAGCTTGGGATGAGCAGAAACATGAAGAGGCCAGCGCAATGGGCTGCTATCACGCTCGCCTCAAGGTCAGGCAGCAAGCCAACCCCAGCTGATTTTGTTGAGGCAAAAGCAGCCATGGCCAGAGTTAAGGCCGCACACACTGACAACTCAAGGGCATTCTGATGAAAGAGCTGAACATTCAGAGATTGATCATGGTGGCACTCACTGAGAGGGGCTGCACAGTCTGGCGCAATAACACCGGCGCACTCAAAGACCCTGATGGCAGGCTGGTCCGGTTCGGCTTGTGCGTTGGCAGCTCGGACATCATTGGCATGACCCCTGAAGGCAAATTTCTGGCCATTGAGGTCAAGACCAGAACCGGCAGGCTGAGTGACCAGCAGAGGAAATTCATTGACCATGTGAACGCAAGAGGCGGCATTGCCGGTGTTGCGCGATTACCTCAAGATGCTTTAGACTTGATCAGCGGCTAGAGCGATCACTCGAAAGGCAGCTAGTCACTGCTTGCCGCCCCGATTTTTGACTACCTATGACTAAGGAAACTATAAAAATGACCAAAAAAACAATTGACTGGTACGCTCGCAAATACTGTGAGCAGTTCAACTTTCATCTAGTGCCCATTGAACCCAAGCGGAAATTTCCAAGAACAAAAGATTGGGGTGAAAACTGCATAACAGATCCAGCTGCAGCGGAGGCTTTCTACAAGCAGCACCCAACTTGGAACATGGGCATTGCTCTTGGGCCTTCAGGTATGTGCAGCCTAGATATTGATCACCTAGACAGCTTTAAAACCATATTAGATGAGTTTGGCATCCCCATTGAGGAGCTGGAAAAATACCCAACAATTAAAGGCGGCGACAAAGGCCATCGTGTTCTGTTCCGAGTTCCAGAGGGGGTAGAGCTTAACTATCAAAAATTAAACTGGCCGCAAAAGGAAGATGCAAAAAAACAATTTACAGTTTTTGAGCTAAGAGCCGCAACAGATGGCAAGGCTAGGCAGGATATTGCACCACCAAGCTGGCATGAAGAGGCGCAGAGAAATTACGCATGGATGACACAGCCACCCTCATCAATTAAGGAGTGGCCAGAGCCGCCTCATTGGTTGCTGGCTATCTGGGAAGGATGGGCAACACTAAAGCCTCAAATGCAAATGAGCTGCCCATGGTCAGAAAAAGAAATAGCTGTAAAAGCCGCCCCCAGACAGCAGAGAGCCTCAACCGATAACAGCAGCCCAGATGTCATTGGCCAGTACACAAGCACAGTTTCTCTGCCAGTAGCTCTTGAGGCGTATGGATACCAACAGAAGGGGCGGCGCTGGTTATCGCCTCACAGCGGCACAGGGCTTGCTGGTGTTCACATATTGCCCGATGGCGCCAGAGCATGGATTCACCATGCCAGTGACCCGCTCTGCTCAGCTGAGTCAGGTGCGCCGGTCAATAGCTTTGATCTGTTCTGCTACTACGAGCACAACGGCGATGTCAGCAAGGCAGTGAAGGCTGCAGCCAAGGCTCTTGGGATTGTCAGAGAGCCAAACCATGAGCCAAACCCACAGCCGGAACCAAGGCAAGTTGCCCCTGCACCATCCACAGGCGCTCTGGTTGACGAATACCCAGAGATGGAAAGCCTCCCAGCTGTGAACCACTTTGACCCGCTCCCATACGCCAACAGCAAAGGCAAGCCGCTCAAGCACATTGAGAACCTCAAGGCGATCTGTGAGCGCTTGGGGGTGCATGTCCGATACAACGTGATCACCAAAGCGGAAGAAGTGATCATCCCTAATCAATCATTTAGCGTGGACAATCAAGCCAATGCCAGTCTTGCTTGGCTGGTGTCGGAGTGCAGCCGGTTTGAATATGGCACAGACAAGGTGCCAGAGTTCCTGTGCTATCTCGCAGACAAAAACCTCTACAACCCAGTGGCAGAATGGATAGACTCAAAACCATGGGATGGTGTGAGCCGCCTGCCTGACATATACAAGACCATCACGGCCAGAGATGAAGATGATTTCCCAGAGCGAAAAGACCTCAAAGAGATCCTCATCAAGCGCTGGATGATCTCTGCAGTCATTGCCGGATTTGATCCCAATGGTGTCAGTGCAGGTGGTGCTCTGGTATTTCAGGGCGCTCAGTATATGGGCAAGACTCAATGGTTTAAAAATCTTGTGCCAGCGGAATTGGGCCTAGTTAAAGATGGCATGATCCTCAAGCCTGATGACAAGGATTCAGTCAAGCAGGTCTGCTCATTCTGGTTGGTTGAACTTGGCGAGCTTGACAGCACCTTCAGGAAATCTGATCTGGCTGCGCTCAAGGCATTCTTGACATCAAGCTCTGATGTGTTGCGTCGGCCCTATGCAAGAAAAGAATCGCACTATGCAAGGCGTACTGTGTTCTTTGGATCTGTGAACCCTCGCGGATTCCTACAAGACGCAACTGGTAACCGCCGATACTGGACAATTGAAACAGTGGCCATAGACCATGATCACTCAATCAACATGCAGCAGCTGTGGGCTGAGATCAAGACACTTTGGCAGGCCGGTGAGAGCCATTACCTGAACCATACAGAAATGGAAATGCTCAACAACTCCAATGAGGAGTTTATGGCAGCTGACCCCATCGAGGAGCGAATTCTCAACCGGCTTGACTGGCAAAACCCAAATGCAGAGTGGAAGTGGAAAACCACCACTGAGGTTTTGCTTGACTGTGGTGTTGACCGGCCAACTCGGTCTGACACAACAAGCGGTGCGTCAATTATCCGCAAGCATAATGGAGGCAGGGGCAAGCGCTCTAATGGCCAAAATTTGTTGCTGGTGCCGCCTAGAAAATTAACACTCACTCACTAAGGCATAAAGATGAAACTAATATATATAGCAGGGCGTTACAGAGGAAAAACAAGAGAGGCAGTTGATCTAAACATTCAAGCGGCAAGGGCCGCTGGGGTGCTTGTAGTTGAAAAAGGATATTACCCAGTGATACCTCACTCCAACACATCTGGTTTTGAGCATCTAACCGCCACACACGATGCGTTTTGGCTGGCCGGAACCCTAGAGCTAATGCGGCGTTGTGATGCCGTTCTCGTTGTTCAGGGTTACGAGCAATCATCTGGCACTCTTGCAGAGATACAAGAGGCGCAGCGGTTGGGAGTTCCAGTATATAAAGACATTCTACTTGTGCCTGAGCAGGCTGGTGAATAATGAATAAGAATATCGAACTTTTAAACATCGACTGCATGGAATATATGGCAGGGCTTGAAGATAACGCTTTTGAGCTTGCGATTGTTGATCCGCCTTATGGGATAGGCGCAGATACGCATGAAGGGAAAAAAGAAAACGGGTGGGTACAATACCATAGTGGTGGGTGGGACAAGTCTGCGCCAACAGTAGATTATTTTAATGAGATTCACCGAGTTTCCAAAAATCAGATTATATGGGGAGCAAACCACTTTATCAGCAAAAACCCACATGATAGCGCGGGATGGATTGTGTGGAACAAAATGCAGCGAGATTTTTCGTTAGCAGATGGGGAGCTGGCATGGACTTCTTTTAATAAAGCGCTTCGTATATTTGATATGAGCAGAGGTGAGGCTCTAGCCAACAACAAAGTGAGGTTCCACCCAACTCAAAAACCCGTAAAACTCTACGACTGGCTCCTAAAAAACTACGCCAAAGAAGGCGATAGAATCCTAGATACGCATTTAGGATCAGGCTCAAGCGCCATTGCTGCCCATTACGGAGGTTTTGACTTCGTAGGTTGCGAACTAGACGAGGATTACTACAAAGCCGCTTGCGAGCGATTTGAGCGCGAGACAGCGCAGCAGAGTATGTTCTAATGCAGCTGGCCCAATTCGCCAAGGATAACGGTATCAGCCCTCGACTATTTGCAAGGGAGTATCTCAAGGCTGTCAAGGCCAACCCAAGCGCAAGCAAGTCTGAGACAGCTATTAGGGTCATGTGTGATCTCAAGCAGAGGGGCACTTTTGCCGCTTAACCCCTAGCGGATAGCTGCCCTTTTGTAATTCCTGCCTTTTTGACTCTCTGCCCTTTTGTAATTTCCCAATATGCAAAAGGGCAGAGGTTATTGACAATCATTCTCATTTAAGCCCATAAAACAGTGTAACCTTAGTGTATCCTCTAGGAAGGTTACACTATCGGGAAAAGCCCAGTGTGCAAGGGCTGTAGCCACTTTAGTGTAACCTAGTGTAACCTTATATATATATATAGTTATATAGCAATATACAAAAGGGCACACGCGTAAGGGCACTGCCCTTGAGCATAAACGCACGAGATTAGTTTTGAGCTCGTTTTTCGAGATAGGTTACACTAAATCGCCGGAAAGCTAGACAGGGCGCGGGATGCGGGACAGTGTAACCTCAAAATAGGTTACACTAGGTTACACTTATAACAAAAATAGTTGACAGAACATAAATGATAGCCCAGAATGCTCTGCATCAACTCAATAAACAACCAAAGGGCAACACAATGAGACAAGAAAACCTAACAAAAGAAGATTTAATCAGATCAATTTTCGCTTACGGTGCAGCGAATGTGACCGGCCAAGAGAATCACCCAGTTGTGATTGATTTCGTTGAGTGCGGTCTTGGAAAAATCCAAAGCCAAAAATATCATGGCGAGGGTGGCGGTCATCTCTCTGTGATGGTTGCCCCATAACCACCAATCTCAACCAACCCAACCGCCCTCCATGTGAGGGCTTTTTGGGTAACAGCAACCAACCAAGGAAATTTAAAATGAGCGACTTATTCAACCAAGCGCTGCTCAGAATCAAGCAACACAGACTGGGCGCCTGCAACAGAGCAAGGGGTGCAGTCAACCGCCTGCCAATCGCACAACGGTCTGCGCATTACTCAAATATAAACCGCTTCCAGAATACCCTGAGAGCGGATATCAAGAGGCTAAAAAAATGAAAAGTTGCAAAAAAAGACTGTTAGAGTTTTCCGAGTTTACATGGGGGGTCACAGAAAAAGCCGTCGAATGGTTGGCCGTTGCCATCAGCTGTTTTGGTGTTGGCGCACTCGCTGGCGCATTGTTCGGCATGGCTGGCCTAGATGAGTGGGGCCAAGTTGTTGTGGCCATTGTCACCACCATTCTGGCCTTTGGTGGTCTTCAGGTTGCGAGCATGAGAGCTGCTGAGAAGCGCGAGAAGATTGCGGCGGTATCTGATGCGCTCAAGAGTAAACCGATGGCACACAAGCGCTGGTGTAATTCCAAGGCGTGCGGCTGTCTGGGTTGCGCAAATAGCGCTATATATCAAGCTGGCTTGACCAAAGCTGACTTTGATCTCTGGGCTGAAGCAGAGGGCAAGACATGATTGAAGCACTAATGTTGATCTATATGATGATTGCTGCTGGCACATACTTTGCTTTCATGTCCAGAGGCATGAAATGCACAAAGCAGGCAAGAATAATGACTGCGCTTTTTATGGCCATTGTGTGGCCTTTTCTTATAGGTTTTGCACTTATTGAGGTGATTGAAAAATGAACAAACCAGACTGGAATGAAGCACCTGCAGCACCCAGAGATGGGCTTGAGGTTTACTGGGCTGGCGCTTGGTACTGCAACCTCAATGATGAGTATGCTCTGCTGCATGATGGGGTATGGATATTATCGACAGACCACCCAAGCAAAATTGCTGAAAGCAGCAATTACCAAACCAAGCAAGCAATTGAGGTCAAGGTCGGGCAAGAGTGGGCATCACCAGAGCCTCATGGCTGGCTGGTTGCTGCTATCTTTGGCGACAAAATCTTGCTGTGCAGGAATGATGGCAACTCTGTGGCAAGCGTGAAGTCTCAGGCTGTCTCACACGAGTGGCTCACAGCTGGGACATGGAAACTCATCAGCGAACCAGAGCCAGTATTCACTGAGGCGCAGATCAGGCAGGCTGTGTCTGAGAACCATTGCAGAGCCATGCTCACTGAGGACATCATGGCTTCACTGCTCGCCAGCTAATCTGATACCATTACCAGATGAATGACGAAAAACCCAAAAGAGGTTGCCCGCTGATGGTTGAGGGCAACAAGCTCTGGCAGAGAGCCTACAAAGATGGCGTGTCAACATCTGGGCGGCCTGAGCTATACACTGACCCCAAGAAGCTGTGGGCCGACTGCTGCGAGTATTTTGACTGGGTTGAGAAAAACCCGCTCATTGAGCAGCGGCCTTTTGCTTTTCAGGGTCACATCACATATGCCGATGTCGAGAAGATGCAGGCCATGACCAAGGGCGGTCTGTGCATATTCCTTGGCATTCATCACACCACATGGATGGCATGGGGCGCTGAGGGTCACAAACTGAGAGATGTGGTGCTCATGGTGAATGAGGTCATTCTGCATCAGAAAATCACAGGCGCAGCAGCTGACCTGCTCAACCCTGTCATCATATCCAGAGAGGTTGGGCTCGCTGACAAGCAAGACCACCAGAGCTCAGATGGCTCAATGACTCCAACCGTCATCACTCGCACCATTGTTGACCCTGCTGAATAGATGACCTCAGCTGTGGTGGCGCTCGACATTGCCACACCTCGCTGGTCTCTCCCGCTGCTGGTTGCTGCTCGGTTCAAGGGCATCAAAGGTGGCAGGTCTGGCGGTAAGTCGCACGAGCGAGCAGAGGCTCTCATTGAGGCCATGGTCATGGATGAGAACCTCAGCGCGGTCTGCATCCGCGAGATCCAGAAATCCCTCAAATTTTCAGCAAAGAAACTGCTTGAGCAGAAAATTGCCAAATTCAAAGTTGGCCATCTGTTCGACATCACAAGCACTGAGATTAGACGCATTGGATCTGATGGTAAATTCAAAGGGGTGATCATATTTCAGGGCTTGCAGGATCACACAGCCGACTCAATCAAGTCGCTTGAAGATTTCCAGATCGCTTGGGTTGAAGAGGCGCAGACACTCTCAGCCAAATCAATGCAGTTGCTTATTCCAACCATCAGGGCAGCTGGCTCTGAGCTATGGTTCACATGGAACCCTCAAGATGAGAATAACCCAGTTGAGCAGCTGTTCGCAGATGCGGCCAATGATCCAGACTTTGTGCTTGTGCATGTCAATTTCGAGCAGAACCCATTCTGCACAGAGGAATCAAAGAAGGAAGCGGCGCGCTGTGCAAGGGTTGACCCAGAGAACTATGAGCACATCTGGCATGGCGCATACGACATCAAGAGCGAGGCCCAAGTATTTAGTGGCAAGTGGCAAGTGGAAGAGTTCGAGCTTGACGAGAGCTGGGCGCCTATGTTCGGCGCTGATTGGGGATTCTCTCAAGACCCCACCACAGCCGTTGAGTGCTATGTCAACGACCGCACCCTCTACATCAGGCGCGAGGCTTGGAAGTTGGCCCTAGAGCTTGACCAGACAGCGCCATACTTCAAAAAGTGTCTGCCGGAAATCGCCAAGCACACAATCAGGGCAGACAGTGCGCGGCCTGAAACAATCAGCTATTTGAAGAACCCAGCGCGAGGTGATGACCGCCTCCCAATGATCGAGAGCGTGAAGAAGGGCGCAGGCTCTGTTGCTGATGGCATCACACACATGCGCAACTATGATCGCATTGTGATTCACCCTGACTGCCCCAAGACAGCAGAAGAGTTCAAATTCTACAGCTACAAGGTCAACAAGCAGACCGGCGACGTTTTGCCAGAGGTCAAAGACGCTTGGAACCACTGCATTGATGCGATCAGGTATGCACTGCAGCCGCTTATCAAACCTGATGGTTTTGTTTTCGACTGCTAATGCTATACTTTGCCGCTAACCCAAACACCTGACCGGATCGCTGCGCATGGCCAACCCATTTAAAAAGACCCCAGAGGCGCAAAGCCGATCACTGACAGCGGAAACCATCAAGGCTTTTCTGCTGCAAGATGTGAAGTCACTCACACTGCCGATGACCACCCCAACTTGGCGCGTGGCCAAGGGTCAAGGCGATTGGAATATTCAGACCGCAATCACTGAAGGATACAATGCAAGCTCTGTTGTGTTCGCAGCAGTTGAGAAGCGCGCCAAGTTGATTGCCTCAGTTCCGTGGAAAGCGCAAAAGCTCGCAGGTGATGTATGGGAAGATGCGCCAGACAGCCCGTTGCAGAAATTGCTCAACCGGCCCAACCCTTCAGTTAGCCTGTACGAGCTGATGTACTCAACCTCGCAGTCATTGGATCTTGCAGGCGCTGCGTATATCTCAGAGATCAAGGGTGGCATTGACGGCACGCCATTTGAGTTGTGGCTACTACCGGCCAAGGGCATCAAGATCAAAGCCGGTGATGTGCGCCTGATTGATGGCTACACATTCACAGGCGCAAGCGGTAGACCCAGAACCATTGCGCCAGAGGATATGATTCACCTCAAACTGCCAAACCCTGACAACCCCTATTTTGGCCAGCCCACACTGAAGGCGGCAGGTAGGGCAGCAGATGTCGATAGAGAAAGCGGAGACTGGCAGAAGTCATCCCTGCAAAACAGGTCGGTCATGGATCTGCATATTGAGGTGCCAGAGAATACCGGCCCAGAGATGCGTGATGAGATACGCAAGAAAATGAAAGAGCGCCAGAGTGGGCCTGCTAATGCCAGAGCGCCTTTGGTCACATCAGGTAAGGTCAACCAGTTGGGCCAAACAGCGGTTGAGATGGATTTTGTGAACAGTCGCAAATCCAACTGGACAGAGATTGGCGCAGTGTTCGGCGTGCCATTAGCCATGCTTGGATTCACTGAGAATGTGAACCTCGCCAATGCAGATGCCATGAAACGGCTTCTGTGGGAAGATACCATCATACCTCAGCTGGTCTTGATGAAGATGCAGTTCAACTATCAGCTGGCCAGTGAGTTTGGGCCTGAGTTCCGCATGGAGCCAGACCTCACGAACATCAGCGCGCTCAAGGATGATGAGGGCAAAAAACTAGACAATGCAGCCAAGGCGGTCAGTCTTGGATATACGCGCAATGAGGTTAATGAGAAATATGAGCTTGGATTTGATGAAACAGAAGATGGTGACATCAGGTATGAGCCAGCTGGACTGCTGCCCCAAGGCTTTGGAAGAGAGCCACCAGAAGGCGATGACGACCAAGAAGCGCTAACCCTGCCAGACGCATCAGTTGAGAAGGTGCAAGATGCAGTGCTGAACGGCGCACAGATCTCTAGCCTAAGCGACATCGCCAGCAGTGTTGCAGATGGCACGCTCCCAGCTGAGACGGCCAGAGGCTTGATTGCTGCAGCGTTCCCAGCGCTAACAGCCCAGCAAGTGGATGACATCATCAATCCAGTGGTCAACTTCACCCCCAGAGAGCTTGACGAAAAAGGCATGAAGTTTTTGCAAGCTCTTGCGTATGGAGATGAGACATAAATCTCATCCCTTTTTTGTGCGCCATGGATAATGCTTGGATACATGCAGGCGTTGCATGGCGCGTTGCAAGGGGTGACTCACCCAAGATGATCTGCATCTGGGCCTCGCAAGAGACTAACCGGCTGCTGATGTATGGAGAGCAGAAGGCGTGAAAACAGTCACAGGTCTGACCCCAGCCAGAGAGCAGCAACTTGTTGAGCGACTGGTGCTGAGCCAAGAGCGCGCAATGCAGCCTGCAATGGCCAGAGAGATCAAGCGCGCAATGAAATCAATGTCAGCGGCTACAACATCAGGCGCTGCTAAGTCAGCGCTAGCAGCGCACAAGGCAAGAGTTGCGGCAATCCTAGACAAGCAATACCGGTCATCATTCAAGGTGTTCGGGTCTCGCATTTTTGAGGGTGCCGCCAAGGTGCAAAAAGCAGTGCCATCAACAGCCCAGTTCACAGCCATGGCAAATGAGTGGATCAAAAAGAACGGGGCCAAAAGAGTCATCGAGATTGCTGGAACCACTCAAGAGCAAACCGCTGCCATTGTTAATGCGGCAACCAGTCAGGGCATTCTTGATGGTATGAGTGAGATCGCCATTGCCAAAGAGATCCAGAATGAAGTGGCCAGCCAAGCGCTGACCATGAGCAGCTACCGATCAAGGGTGATTGCTCGCACAGAGACCGGAACAGCGGCCAAGGTTGCAACCGATCAAGGCGCACTGGCATCAGGCTTGCCGATGATGAAGGAATGGGTCGCAAGTGGTGGCGAGCGCACCAGAGAGACCCACAGAAGTGCAAACGGCCAGAGAGTTAGAATGAGCCAGCCATTTGATGTTGGCGGTTCTGCGCTGATGTATCCACAAGATCCAAACGGCCCTGCTGTAGAGGTGATTAACTGCCGATGCGTGGCGGCATATATAGTGATTTGATATTCATGCGTGCATGTGTATCCTATAGGCAACCAGTGAGAGTGTAACAATGGAATACAAAACCCTTCAATTCAAAGCAGATGATGTTGACCCAAAAGGCAAAAAGTTTGCCGGTCTTGCGAGCACTGGTGATCTGGATCGCGGCAAAGATGTGATAATTGAGGGCGCATTCACCAAGACACTCAGCGAGAGAGCTGGGAGAGTCAAGCTGCTCTGGAATCACAGGTCAGACTTGATGCCCATTGGCAAGCCTGAGAAGCTGGAAGAGAGAAACGGCTCTCTGTATATAGAGGGCGCAATCTCTGAGACAAGCCAAGGCAAAGACGCGAGCATATTACTTGCCGATGGCGTGCTCACTGAGATGAGCATTGGCTACACCACAAAAGTGGCAGAGCTTGACCAAGAGACCGGCATCAGGACAATCAAAGAGCTTGAGCTGTTTGAAATCTCGCTGGTGAATTTCCCAATGAATGAGGCAGCACGCATCACAGCTGTCAAAAATTTAGATGTCAGAGAGCTTGAGCATATTCTGCGTGAGGCAGGCTATACCAACAGCCAAGCAAAGTGCATGGCCAACTCTGGCATCAAAAGTCTGCGCGAGGCAGATACCCAAGACGAGCAAGAAGCAAAGCAGGCCGCATTGCTGGCTGAGCTGGACACTGTGCTCAAATCCTTTAAATTTAAATGAGTATCTGATTATGGAATTAAAAGATCTAGTCGAGAGCTTCAAAAGCACTCAAACCGCATTCACTGAAATGCAAGAAAAGCATGACACTGAGATGAAAGAGATGGGATCAGTGCAAGCTGAGACCAAGGCTGCCCTTGAATTGGCAGAGACTAAAATGACCGAAGCGCTGAGCAAGTTTGACAACATTGATGCAGAGCTGAAGAAATTAGCATCTGCAGCTGAGCAAGCTGCGTTTGTTGAGGCCAAATCATGGGGCCAGCAATTTGTTGAGAGTGAGAAGTTTCTCGCACTTGGTGGATCTGACCGCAAAGGCTTTGGCGCTGTAAACGCTGAGATGGAACAGAAAGACATCACTGGCACAGTGGCAAGCGCCATGGGTGCGGTGCAAGACTTCCGTGATCCAACCACCTACCGCACAATTGGTGGTATGCGTGCACTTCGCATCCGTGATCTGCTTCCAACGATCCCAGTGAATTCTGGTGCTGTTGAAATCATGCGCATCACATCTGTCACCAATAACGCGGCCCCTCAAGGCCCAGCTGCCGGTACTGCACAAGGCGCTGGTGAGTTGGTAACAAAAGCCAAGTCAAATCTGGTTATTGAAGCAGTGACCGTTGCTGTGCGAACTATCGCGCACTATGTAATTGCATCTCGACAAGTCCTAACAGACGCACCTCAGCTGAAAGGCATCATTGATGGTGAGCTGAACTATGGCCTTGACCTTGAGTCAGATGAGCAATTGCTCAATGGCTCTGGAACTAACCAAGACCTCACTGGCTTGATGGTAGATGCAGCTGTCCCAACAGTTGGCGAGATCGCCAGCGGCACAACTGCGGCTGAGTTGGCCGGTGCAATGATCGACCACATACGCGCTGCAATTACTGAGTGTCAAACCAATGAGTATTACAACATCAATGGCTTGATCTTGAACCCAGTTGATTGGCAAACACTTGAAACAGCCAAAGCAACTGATGGCCATTTCTTGTTGGTAGCCTTCGCAGCCACTGCTGGCCAGACTCAAACTATCTGGCGCGTGCCAGTTGTTGTGTCTAACGCAATGACTGCTGGTGTTTTCTTGCTTGGTGATTTCCAAATGGGTGCGACCATTTATGACCGCGAGCAAGCTAACATTCGCGTATCTGAGTCACATGCTGACCTGTTCATTGAGAACGGTGTTGCTGTACTCGCTGAAGAGCGTTACTGCTTAGGCATTAACCGCCCCTTGGCATTCTGCAAAGGATCGTTTGCTATCGCCGCTTAACGGAGGAAGTAACCGATAGAAAAAGCCTGCCCTAACCGGTGGGCTTTTTTTTGTGCTACCATTTGTCATCTTCATTTTATTGAGATCTGAGCAATGCAAAAATTCAAAATCCTAAGCACTTGCCCACTGGGTGAGAAAGGCGCAACTGTTTCTTTGAATGAAAACTCTGGCCAGACCAGAGCGAGAATCAAAGGCGGCCAGATCGCACCAGTAACCAAACCAGCCAACAAACCAGCTGAGTCAAAGGTGGTCAAGCCAGCTGAGCAGAAAGCATCTGTTGCAGCCACAAAGGCTGGCAAGAAAGCGTCCAAGTAAATGCAATCAATCCCTTCAACCCCAGTCACCCCAGTCATAACTGATCAGCAGCTTGCCGATTGGTTGAGGCTGGATGACCTGACAGATCCTCTCATCACTCCATTGGCTACTGCTGCCACAGCAGGGGTCATCGAGTATTTGAACCGGAACCTGATAACCAGAGAATTCACGCTCACTGCGCAAGACTGGCCAACAGCCGGAACCCCAACAGCTGGTATGTCACCATCCCTTGGCGGCTTTGTTCTCAACATTCTGCTGCCTTACTCCAACAGCATGGCTGATGTAGCCAATGCGGTCACAGCGGTCACAGTGAATGGTGATGCATATACTGATTACAATCTGCGCGGTGATGAGATCGTATTCGATGGCTTCACCTCGCACGATGATGATGAGCCTGCATTTGTGGTGGTTTACGATGCGGGATACTCAGACATTGATGCGGTGCCAGAGGCTATTGTCACAGCGGTCACTATGGTGGCGGCTTACATGTACGAGCACAGAGGCATGTGCACAGCTGCAGACGCGATCAACAACACAGGCGCGGCAATGCTGCTGACACCTTATCGCAGGGCAGAGATGTTCATCTGATGAAGTGCTGCGACATCACAGCCGGTCAACTCAATCGCAAGATCACAATCAGCCAGTCAGTGCTTGTTGATGATGGCTATGGCGGCGACACTGAGACATGGACAACCGTTGTTACTCCATGGGCATTTATCAAACCCAAGAGCGGCGGCGAGAAGATGCACAGCCAGAGGCTCGATGCAACCGGCATGGCCTCAGTGTTCATCAGGTATCGAGATGATATTGATGAGACCATGAAAGTGACCTATGCCGGAAAGGATTACCAGATCAGGTCCATTGTTGACATCGAAGAGGCTCACATCTGGATGGAGCTGCTGATTGAGAGAGGTGTTGCGCAGTGATCACGGGCGTGGATAAAACTATCAAGAATCTGCAGGGCTTGGCGGTTGACATAGACAGCGCCATTGATGACGCAGTGCTCGACGTTGCGCACATGGTGAGAAGCACTGCCATCAAGTCAATCCAAGAGCAGTCACAAGGCCGCACTGTACGCAAGACAACACAGGGCGGCACTCCTATCAGTCACACAGTCAGCGCTGAGGGTGATGCCCCCAACACAGACACAGGTGCGCTGGTCAAGTCAGTTGCAGTTGAGCACACAAAAGGCAGTCGAGTTGCAGAGGTCGGCAGTGATCTTGACTATGCCGCCCATCTGGAATTTGGCACAGTCAACATGGCAGCGCGCCCATTCCTTGAGCCAGCCAGACAAGCTCACAAGCGAGACCTTGAGCCTGCCATCAATCGCGCTGTCACTCGACAAATTCAGCAGGTGCTTGCATGACCCCTTTGCTTTATCCGGTATTATTGACCCAGTTGAAAACAACGGGGTTTGATTGTGTTTCATACGTTCCCCAGTCGGCAAACCCTGCCAGCGGTGCAGCGTTTCCATACGTTGTTCTTGAAGCACCCAAGCTGAATGAGCTTGATTCAGATGAGATGCTATTCTGGGAGGGCACATTCCTTGTGCATGTGTGGAGCCGCACCAAGTCAGTCAAGCAGGTCATCGAGATGCAATCAGCCATATTTACAGCCATGCACAGGTTCACTGCAACCATGACCGGCTATGCACTTGTCGATTGCATTCAAGAGTTTTCTGAGCAGTTAGCAGATCCAGATGGAAACACAAGGCATGGCATCCAGCGTTTTCATGTTAATATAGGCAAGTCTTAATTTTTTAATCTTTTTTGGAGTGTGAACAATGTCAGTAGGAATCGGAGTTATAGGCCGTCAGGTCACCATGACAGTAGGCGGTCAAACCCTACTGGGAACAATCACCAAAGCATTCACAGCAACAAATGAGCTGCTTGACACCACAGATGACGCAAGCGCAGGCTGGCAGGAATTCCTGGCTGTAGCTGGAAAGAAGGCTTTTGACTTCACTATGTCTGGCACTGTCAAGAACTATGAGCTGCTTGCCGCCTTCTTTGGCAGCTCGCAGATCTTCCCAGCAGTTGTGACCCTGCCTGATGGCAGCACAGTCACATTTGACGCAGCGCTTGAGAGCTTCGCCATGACCGGTGAGAGCAATGGCCTGCAGACATTTGATGCGCCATTCAAATCATCTGGTGCTGCTGTATTTGTTGCTGGCACTTAACGCCTAATGGCAGTCAAAAAGTCAGTTGAGATCACATGGAACGGCACCAGCTATATGGTGCCTATTTCCATGGGGCTCATTAACCAGATCGAAGAGCACATCAATCTGATGATTATGATGCAGAATTCGATGACTGGTGACATCAGATTCAGTCAGGCGTCACTGCTGATCTCAATGCTGCTCACTGAGGGCGGATGCAAGATCACACAGGATGAAGTCTGGCAGGCTATGTTTGGCGCAGGCGAGATGGGCGCAGAAGAAGTGGCCCCGCTGCTTTTTGAAATCTGGTCAGCGATATTCCCTGAACCGCCAAAAAAGTCCAAGCCGCTGCGAGCGGCGAAGAGCAAAAACCGCTAAAACGTTGGCCGTGGGAGCACTTCTATTCTGCCTTAGTTGGTCAGCATGGAATGGCCCCATCAGAGTATTGGAAGATGGCCCCAGCTGAGTGCTGGATGGTCATTGCAGTGAAAATGCCAGAGCGTACCTTTGGCAGCATGAGTGAGCAGCAGTTTGATCAGCTGGTTGAACGGCGGAAAGAATTAGAGGCCCAAGGAATCAATCTGTTATGAGTCAAGTGGGTGTCATTAGCGTCAAAGTTGTTGTTGAAAACTCTGACGCAGAAGCAAAGCTAGGAAAAACCAGCCGATCTGTAAAACAGATGGGAACAAATCTGCGCGCCTCAATGAACACTTGGGCCAAGTGGGGTGCCGCTGGTGCCGCCGCTGCCGTGGCTGTTGCTGCTGCTATCTTCAAATCAACCGCATCAAATATTGATTCGCTGGCAAAGACCGCTGACAAGTTAGGCTTGGCAACAGATAAGCTGGTCGGCTTGCGGTTCGCTGCTGAGCAGACCGGCATTGCTCAGGATACTCTTGACATGGCCCTGCAGCGGTCCACTAGGCGGATTGCAGAGGCCGCACAGGGTACAGGCGAGGCGGTCAAAGCACTTGATACTTTGGGCCTGAGCGCTGAGGATCTCGCCAAAAAGTCACCAGATGAGCAGATGCGAGACATAGCAGATGCGATGATGCAAGTGGAAGGCGAAGGAAACAAGCTGGCGCTGGCATTCAAGCTGTTTGATTCTGAGGGTGCTGCGCTGGTCAACACACTCGCAGGAGGCTCAGCCGCCCTCGATGACTTCCAGAGCAGAGCTGATGCCATGGGCATTGCGCTCAGTCGCATTGATGCAGCAAAAGTTGAGCAGGCAAATGATGCGCTGAATGAGGTCAAGAAAGTTCTGACCGGTGCCGCTCAGTCGGCAACAGTTGAGCTTGCGCCGATAGTCACAGCGCTGGCCAGTAAGTTCACCAACATGGCGATTGAGGCAGGCGGCTTTGGTGCCGTTGCTAAAAACGTATTCACAGGAATCATCAACATCGTTGCCAAATTAGCCGACATGCTGCGCGGCGTGCAGGTAGCAGGCAAGGTGGTTGAGGTTGGGTTCTTGGGATTAGGTGCGGCCATTGTTAAGAGCGGCACTACAATTTTGATTGGCTGGTCAAACATATTTGAGACCATTGGCATGGGGTTGCGCGGATTGATTGAGACCGCCAACAAGCTGCCATTGGTCAATATCCCAACAGATGGGCTGGATAGCTTCACGGCATCGCTTCAGGCCGAACAAGACGCACTGAAAGCCATGGGTGATGTGTCTGTGAAAGCTGTCAAGGATGCAAGCGCAGAGCTGCAAGAGCTGGCCATGCGGCCGCTGCCATCAACCGCCATTCAGCAATTCGCAGATGAAGCGCTCAGCATTGCTCAGGCTAGGGCAGACGCTATTGCAGAGATCAGGGCCAGCGCTGGTGCCGAAACTGTACCAGACGCAGACAGCGCTCTCATTGTGGCCACAAAAGCTGAGTCTGAAGCATTCCTTGAGGAGTTGCGGGTCAGGTATTTGACGGCAGCTGAGATCCGGCAAGAGGCCCATGACGCAGAGCTTGCCCAACTTCAGGCCGCCCGTGAGAATATGACTCTGACAGATGAGGAGTATTTCGCACAGAAAGCACAGCTTGAGAGAGCATACGCCAAAGAAAGTGAGCGCATTGCAGCAGAGGAGCAATCACTCAAGCAGCGAATTATTGGCGCAGGCGGTGACTCATTGCTCAGCACTCTTGCGGCTCAGGGAAACAAGAGCACAGCGGTGCAGAGGATCGCGGCCAAGGCTCAGGCTGGCATTGCCATTGCAACCGGTATTGCCAAGGCTCAAGCGCTTGGATTTCCAGCGAACATTGCAGAGGCAGCGCGAGTTGCTTTGGTAGGGTCTCAGGTCATGAGCAAAATCGGTGGCGGTGGTGGCTCATCTATCTCACCAGGTGGCGGGTCAACCAGCTCAAGCAGCTCAGGATCTGTTGCCACAGCCCCAGTGACAAGCGCGCCTGTGGCTCAAACAGCTCAAGCGATCAGCATCACGCTCAATGGCGATGAAAGATATTCGCCAGAGAATGTGCGCAATCTGATAGAATCTATCAATAGCCAAACAGCAGATGGTGTTCAGTTGAATGCCACAATTGTGGGAGTTTAGAGAATGGCATTCACGCCTGAGCCAGTTGAAGGTATAGACCCACCCACCACTGTTGCACCAGAGACAGCTGGCGCTATAGTTGCGCCGGTAGTAGTCACCCCAGAAACAGCCGCCCCAGTTGCAGTGCCTCGATCAGTCACACCAGACTCAGCAGCGGTGGTTGCAGTACCCAGATCAGTTGCACCTGATGCAGCGGGTGAGGTAGCAGCGCCTAGATCAGTGACACCTGATGCGGTGGTTGATGTTGCGACCCCTAGAGCGGTGGCCCCAGAGACAGTTGGCACAGTAGATGTGCCGGTCACTGTTGCACCAGAAGCGGTTGCAGACATTGCTGCGCCGGTAGATGTCACGCCAGAGACAGCTGGTGCTCTCTCAGTGCCTAGAACAGTGTCAGGTGAGACCATTGGCGAGGTGGCAACACCAGTTGCCCTAACAGACCGCACAGAGGGCGCTTTGTCGGTTCCTGTGACAGTCACCCCAGAGGCGGCAGGCGAGGTTGACGCACCAAACACAGTCACACCAGACGCTGCTGGGGAGGTAGGCGCACCAAACACTGTCACACCAGATGCGGTTGGCGCAGTTGCCATCCCAGTTGTGGTGGCAGCAGAGACAGCTGGTGCAGTTGCGGTTCCGGTGGTGGTAGCACCAGAGACAGTTGGCGCAGTAGCAGTGCCAGTGGCTCTGACCAATTCATCTGATTTGATTTATCTTGATTATGGTGCCGCCTCAGATGCCCCAACAGTGTTTGAAGATTATGGCGCGGCGAGTGATGCGCCAACTGAGTTTGAGGATTATGGAAGCTCAAGGGAAGAGGGCGGCACATTACTGAGGCCGATTGAGCTTGGAACCACACCAGTTGGGTCAGTTGGCGCGCCTGCTACATTGTCAGCTGAGACAGAATCACCCCCAGCAGCCCCGCGAACCGTTACACCAGAAAGCAGTCAATCAGTAGCTGTGCCGGTATCACTAACAGATCAAGCAGCTGGTGCAGTTGTGCCCCCAGTTGTGCTAACATCTCAAGCGGTTGGCGTAATATCCCCGCCACTATAGGAACCAGAGAAAATGACAGAAGCAACACAGGTCAAATTTAGACGAGGCACCACTGCTGAGGTGGCGGCATCCATTGTTGAGAATGAGATGCAGATTGATACCACCAAGGGCGTGCTGGTGGTCATGGTTGGTGGTGTTGTTTATGAGATGGCGCGGGTTGACGGGAACAACGTCAGTTCTTTTGTGAACGATTTTGCCGTTGGTGGCGCTGTCGGTGCAGCCGATGCAGTAACTTTGTACGCAAATGGTGCTGGCAAGTTCAGCACAGGCTCTAGCGGGGCTGTTCCCGAAGCAAATAGTGACGACTTTATAGTTGAAGCAGATGGCTCGTCTGGCGGGATTAGCTTACTAAATCGTGACGGTGCAACCTCTAGGATCACATGGAGCACCCCGACCGGAGGCAAATCCGCAGAGATAAAAAACAACTACAGCAATGGAGAGTTTCGACTTAATACCAGCAAAGTTGGTGCGTCAATGCTACTGGGGGCAGACGACACTATAACCAACCTAACCCTCTCAGGCGCAAGCGGCTCAGAATCCGCAGTATTTGCAGGAACCGTCACAGTCACAGATGGTCTTGAGGTAGGCGATACCAGCAAAGCCTCGGCAATCGTCTATATAAAATCATCCGCAACTGGTGAGTCAGAGTTACGGATGGGAGACACCGATACCGATGCTGGCTCAATTGCATACAATAATAACGATGATGAAATGGGGTTTCGGGCGGGGGCGGGATTGCGGTTATTGCTCGGCAGTCAGAAACTCTACCCCAACGCAGATGACTATTTAGACATAGGCAAAACCGACAAGCGAATAAAAGATATTTACCTCTCCGGCGGCGTATATCTAGGCGGCACAGCAGCGGCTAACCTTTTCGATGACTTCGAGCAAGGAACCGCAGCGGTTGCTCTAACGGCAGCAACAAGTGGGACCATAACCCTAGATTCAACGAAA